CGAACCTGAGCCTTTGTACATGCCCATGTTGGTGATCAGTGCATCGACGACCTCACCTGGGCTCGAGTTCGCGTCAGAGAGATCGACCTCGACCTTTGCCGCGTAGAGATCGTCGTCCGCCATGATCGAGCGAACACCAGCACCCTCGCTGGCACCAGCTGGATCCTTGATCTTGTCCACACTGGCGACATCGCGTCCATCACCAATGAGAATTGCACGTGCGATTTCCTCGTCGAGCATGAGACGCATCTCGGCCTTCAGCCAAGCAACAACGTCGAAGTCCGTGATGTCCACGATATCGTCACGATCCAGCTGCTGCTTCTTGTAGATCGTGGACGGAGTCGTGACACGCTTGACCAATCCGAAGAACTCTTCCTTCTTCAGATTACCCTTGATGTAACCCAGAGCACGAGCCTCTTCCTGGGTGATGTCAGCGACGATCGACTTGATTCGAGAAAACGGGGAGTGCCTCGTACCGTTGATGACACCGGAGACCCACTCGACTCGACGACTGTCGAACTCGGGAGTGTCCGCGATGGTACGAGCGTCCGGGAACAGAATGTCGATGTCTTCGATACCGTGCTTCAGTGCGTACTCTTCCACCGCATGCTTCAGCGAACCGGATTTCTGCGCCTCTTCGACGATCCCATTAATGGCATCATGGCTCAGAAGGGGGCGCTTCTTCCTACCATTCTGCTCCTCGAAGACATTACGAGTCATGCGCACTCCTTCTTCTTTATTTTCATCATGGACTAGTTCTGACTTAGACTCCTCTTCCGAGGTTGTTGACTCCTCTTCGCTCTCTTCACTCGACTGCTTCATCTCTGATCCTGCCATCTGAAGCGCTTTGTCGATCATGTAGTGAACGACGGTCTGTTGATCAGGAGTCATCGCATCGTAAATTTCCTGAACCGTTGGATCCTCAGCGGAATGCTCGACCTTCTTCTCTTCGGTCTCTTCGGTCTCTTCCTTCTCTTCGGTCTCTTCCGTCGACTCACCATCGGCATGATGCAGTTCCAAACCGGTGTAAATAATTGCTTCATCCTCCAACGTCACCAGCTCGCCATCGGAGTGCGCGAGAGTTACGTTGTCGATAAGGGCGCCAGGGTTCGCGCCGGAGAGAACCAGACTCACTTCACGAATGAAGCCGTGCAGAACCTGCTTCGACTTCTCGGTGAGCTGATTGGCATAAATGGACAACGACTTGATGTCCTTGTGCTGAACCAGAGTTAGTGCGTTCTTCGCCTGATCGGTTCCGTTGAAGAAACCGTAGGCATAGACGCCATCACTGCGGTTCTCAAGAACAGCGTGTCCCAATACGTTGCTGGGCTCATTGTGACCATGCTGCCAGACCAAGGGGACAATCTCTTTATCTTGATGCTTGAACGCGTCTGGCGTAATCGTTCGGCCATCTGAGCATTTAAGACCAGCCTTCGTGGCGTAGCCGCTGAAATCAGGCTTAGCCTCTGCTCCCATTTTGAACCTTCTTTCCCAGTGTTGGATCAGTCTCGTCTAAGGTCGGTACCAAGTTGAGGACTTCCTTGGCAACTGGCGTATCGCTTCCTTGCGGCATGTTACTGTTCATGAGCTTGTCCGCCTTGGGGTCCGGATGCGGGGCCATACCAACAACTTGGCGCATCTCGTTCGACGTCATGATCTCATTACGAGTAAACTTATCGGCAATCTCAGCAATATTCTCGATTGGAACCAAACGAAACGGATCTCTGAAGAACGCAACTGTCTGCTTCTGTGTTCGAGCAGTTTTGGTCAAGAAGGTGCGTATCATNGCTTCTGTAATAGCCGNAAGAACNGGTTCAATAGTACGATTCCAATAGTTCAACATAGCTTTCTCATCCGCCGTACCGTTCATTACTTCTTCGGTCAGACCAAGCTGGCCATAAAGCATCTGTGTTAGATACTCGATTTGAGCCATCATGTTGTTTTCGGCTGGCCGATTCAGCTGTGTGATCTTTTCNGTCCCATCCGTATAAGCGATACCGTACTGGCTACCCTTGAGNTGGAACTCGATGTCTTTTCGGCGCTGNTCTGCNTGTTCTCGTCGCGCCTCNGACTTGATCACATAGGGGAGCTGAATGATGATGTCAAGCTTTCCGGAAGCGGATTGCTCGTCGACAGCATCCAACAAATTAAGCTTCTGCAACAAACGCTGAAGAGTCGAATTCGGTTCGTTCATCACCGAGTACAACGGATTCTCTACAATGGCTACTGCGGTTTTGTGTAGAGTAATCTCTTCTCGTTGAGCCGACTCTTCATTGTACACACTTATTCGAACATGCTGAGGAAACCACTGGGTGATCTCTCCAACGCGTAGCGTGAGAATGTCGTACCCACCAGAAGTCTCTGGACTAATAGTTGTATCCACCGGAACTAGCGCAGCGACACCTCTGTCGAACAACGTCAGAGCAATATCTTGTCGGAATGCGCGAGCAGCTTGGTCGATATTGGCTTCTACAGTCAAACAGTTATTGAGACCGCTGTCAATATCTTCTTTATACCTCTTCTCGTCGTCCAGTCTTACATGACGCATGTCTATGGAAGCAACGTCAATACTGAGACGAGTATAAATCGAGGAGACCATGGAGCGCTCATTGGGGATTCTAAATCTTAGGCGATCAGGACGTCGACCAGAATTGCCTGAGCCGTAATAACCGTAAGGGCGAGCTTTGTTCACATTGGTAGTGAAGACGTTCCACGCATGTCTTATTGCCGTACCAACTCGCGTTGCCATCCCACCTCCTTCCCTACTCAAACGCATCCTTGTTGAGCTTGAAGGCAACCCATGCATCCATCAGGGCTGCAACATTATCGATCTTTTCTTCTTGACGCTTCTTCAAAAGTTTACGATTGCCATTGGTATCTTCCAATGTTATGGCGTTACCCATTGCAAAAGACATGAGACCTTGGTCGAAGATTAGGAGTCGCTCTTCCGCCATGATCTTGATCTCGCCCAAAGGAACCGATTCGGTCTTAGCTCCTTGGATGACCTTCTCGATACCAAACGGACCGTTCTCGCCTTCCCAACGAGCCACGAACTCCTTGGCGTTGTATGGATCGTAGCCAAGCGCTCGAACGTCGTATTCGGAAGTCAGGATGAATCGATCGAGATCGTCGTAAACTTCCATCATGTCAAGAATGCTACCTGGCATCACGTGAAGACTTCCCTCGTTGACAAACTCCTCGTACTTGTGTCGCATTGCTCCAGGAAGTCTCGTCATCGTGAGCTCAGTAATGTAGCTGCGCGTTTTTACACCGTACTGTTCACGACCCAACGGAAAGAGGAAGGTGAATGCGCAGAAGTCATCTCCCTGAGAAAGATCTGCCCCGAGTGCACATGCCATTTGCCAGAACTCGCGCGCGCGATGGGGAAGGGTTTCTTCGTACGTGAAGAAGTACGTATAGCCCTCCATCGGAATACCAAACCGCTTCGCGAGGATGTCATTTCGTGAGGCGGGAGCTTTCTCAGCCCGTTCAACATCAAGCTGATAAGTTTCATATGAAACCGTCGCTCCTAGATTCGGATTCGCCTTGACCCACATCGCAGGATCTGCCACTTCCTCGACTTCATCCAACTTGTAGTGCCAGATCGAAACGTGCGGAGCAAGGTACTCGCCCTTAAGGATGTCCATAAGCTCCATTTTGATAGTGTCACCTGAACCGGCTCGGACAGTTCCTTCTGAGCTGATAGCCACGATCAAATAGTCCTCCAGCTTGGAGGCTCCCTGCTCGACTGCACCTACAACATCCTCTCGAAGGTCACCGGATAGCCATTCATCGATCGTAGAGATCTTAGGACGCAATCCCTGCAACTTGTTAATGGCCATCGGGCGAATCTCGAGTATCGATCCAGTAAGGAAGTTCTCGATTCCCTTCTTGGTCGAGGCGAGCTTCACCCGATTCGCTTTAGAGCCCGTTGTGTTTTGAAGAGACCCTTCGGTAAGGAACTTGAACAGAGGCCCGCGTGCGCGCGTAATGGAGGTGCGAAACGGTGAAAGCACCTCCTCGGCCTGTTTCATCGTTGGAGCTGTGTTAATCTGATGCGTAGTCGACGTATCGACGTTTAGGAAAAAGCTGTGAATCAAAAAGGCGTACATCGACTTGGCTGCTCCACGCGCAACGATTAGATACTGCTTTAGAGTCAGCCTTTTTCGAATGACCCGTTTCTCGTAGTGACCCCCATGGTTGTCCTTGGTTGGCACATAGACACTGCGCTCAACGAAGTAGTACCAACCAAAGATTTGTTCGGCCCAGAGCTTGAATGATTCAAGAAGATGAAGATCTGAACCATCCGTTAGAGTTAATTCTCCCTCGCAATAACGGATGAATCCTTCAACAGCTTCATCATCGTAAAACATGTTAGGATTGGCGATGAGCGCATCAATCCGATTCATCTCCATGGAGATTTCGCGGTTTACAGGTACCCGACCTTGTAGTACCGCTTCTCGAAATTGGCCGTAGTAAATCGGCACCGCAGTATTTGACAAGCCCATGCTATCTCCTAAGCTGCTGCCGCTAGAAGTCCTGCTTTCACGAATCCTCTTCGTACGTGTCTTGTCGCGGCTTCTTGAGCAACTCCACTAACGGCGTTCTTACCCGTCTGACCAAGAATTGTAAGAGCTGCTTTCTTCGCAGGATTCGCCTCGTTGTAATTAAGCCGCTTGACTTGAGCTTCCATGTTCAAGCGCTTTGTGTACGCTTCCAACTCTTGGTTAGAAAGAGCTTTTGCTCCACTTTTCTTCCCGATCTGTCCGATCGTACGAGCGCGAATAGCATCTGGATGAGCTGCGTGTCCTTCGCCACCAGAAGTTTTCAGCTTCTTTCGACTATCTCGAATAATTACTTCTTGTGGACCAACCGTAGCCTTTCGTCGAAGGCCCCATTTCATCCCTTTGACACCATGATGCTCGAGAATTACATCTTTGAGGGACATCTTGCCCCCTATTCCGTCACTGGTTCTTCGGTCTTCTCTTCCTTCGGCTTCGACTTCGCCTTCGGCTTTGCTTTCACCGCGTCTTCGGTCTCATGTCCAAGCCGTTCTGACCTGGCTTGGNGAGCCTCGACTGCGCTTTCTGATGGATCTCGCCCATATCGTTTTTGTCTCTCGACACGAGCTTCTTCTAGCTCACTGTCCTTACGTTTCCGGGCCTCCAATGAGCTTTCTCTGTCCACCGCTCACCTCCACAATAGTTCCTTGGAAGACATCTTCGATATAGTAGTCTACGGGGTCGGGATCCTCGTAATGTGTGTGCTCCCGCTGCACATTTAGGCGCCATTCCAGCTCCTCGATCTGCTTTTGCGTCGCATCAATTAGATATGACGTTGTTGGAGGATCGAAGAGCTGCTTCGTCTTGAGAAAAACGTACGATCGAACCGAATTGTAGTTCACATTGTCGTCGATCGGATCAAAATCGGTCCAAAGNGCAGTGGCATCCTCAATCATAAAACCGTCGGCTGGTCCAACGCCCAGCTGGGTGAGAGTAGAGAATGCTGTGTTAATATGCGTAATAATATCTAGATCAAATACAGTGTAATCTTCGGCAATTCCCAGGATCTTCTTAGTGCTAGTAAGAATACTCTGTTCCATCTACTTCACCCGCTTTGTTTAGGGTTATTCTGCTGGTGGTTCTTCTGCTGGCTCTTCNGCCGGTGGGATATCGCCACCATCGTACTTGTCGCCCTCTTCCTCCGGCTCTCCCGGCTCCGTCGGCTCGGGCATCGGCTCGGTGGGCTGTGGCTCAGTAGTCTCGTTCACTGTTCCTCCTTTAATGCTTCGATTTTCTCCAACACTCTTTCNGCAACAGCAATCATCAGNCTCTTGTTCGGTTCNGGAACTTCTTCCCANGGAACNGCCGATGANCTGCGTGTTGTGTAACCAT